CAAATTTCCCGAAGTCTGTTTCAAATCCAACTGCGGGTTTTCCATTGAACCGAGCCATCTGCCTTCCTGATAATTCTTTTCCATCAAGTCCCATTTCCTCCCAACTCATAATTTCTGGAACTGTGGTTGACCGACATTGCCAATGCATCGGTGGTCGGGGTCCATCAGAGATAGGGAATATCTTACCATGCAACGAAGCACATACAACCGTTGTTCTATCATCCAATGTGGCAACGTACCTGACTCCCTTAATAATATCACTGTTCTCCGTATACGTTACCTCTCTCGCCCTATTGGTAACAGCGGTGGCTCCCGTTCTGACTACTGCTTTCGAGTCTCTGATTGCCTTCTTGGTTCCACCGACTGCAAATGCACCGATGTTTCCCTCCCTCACAAGCTTTGCCATTTCTGGTATTGTCTTACCCTGAATAAAACCGCTTCTGAAATCTCGGTAAATGCCATCCTGAATTGGTGACTTTAACTTTCCGAACCAATCTCCCATCAATTCACCCTGAAATGGTTTTTCATTTATTACCGCATCAATCAAATTCGGTGCGGGTACATTCATTTGAACCTGTAACGGTAACTGTTGGTTCATCCAATTAACAAATGCAACTGCTTCTCCATTACCTGCTTCAGTAAAAAACTTAAAGGCATCTTGTTGGAAATCATCGAATGGAATACTACTCGTAATTACTGACCTCAATTTTGCCAACTTTGCGGTTCTGTTGGTTATCTGTGCAAAATTGGTTATCTGTAATTGCCTTCCGATATCAGGCAACACGGTATCACGAAAAAATGTTGATATGTTTCGCATCCTTGCAGTTGTGATATTGTGAAGCTTTAAATTCCTTTTCAGCATCCACTCGAAAACGTCATCATTTATCGGCATTTAATTTCCCTGAATTATTAGTGACTAATAATTTCCCTATCGGTTGACATGTCATACAAATTGCAACACCTTTTTTATCCCAATATGTTTCGGTACATTTAATCGACCGACCACAAACAGAACAAACATGCTCACAAACTGTACTACAATTCTTCGCCACCTTCTGCCTCTACAAACTCTTGTGCATTCCCAGATAGAACACCATCTGCACCTGTACCCTCATTGTTTGTGAACCCCTGAACAACTGGTTCCTCAATCCTTGACAACCTGATTGTATTATCAACATCAACATCGTCAGACAAAACACCGAACCTTTTCAGTTCCATAAGATATGTATTCTGGTCAATGTCTCCCAACTCCCTTGCTTTATGGAGAGCCTGTATGTCAGAACTATCAGCAGAACCGAAAACAAATTCTTTGTTGATTTCAATTTTAATATCATCTTCTGTTAAATCATTTATTCCCATCCATTGTGCATCGTAAATGATTAACTGTTTCATTGCCCTGATTGTTGCAGTAATCCACATCTCAATTTGTGATACAGATTTCTTCTCATTGATTGCCTGACCTGTGGCTTTTACATTCCAATATTTCTGTAACATTGGCTGAAGCCCAAGAACTTCCATCCTATCCTCAATACTTTTTATGTCCGTGTTACCTGCTTCAACTGCCTTTCCTGTATGTTCTGTGAATGATAACTTTGCATCTGGATTTTCAGAATAAACAACCTGTGTTGGTGCAACTGTCAACCCCTGTTTAATCTCTGCCTTATTGAACCCTGATGCCATAAGAATACCGAACCGACAAAAACGTAATATGTTCTTCTGGTCACTCAATGATTGCCAATGCTCCACATTCGTCCAACCGAGTTCAACTAATGGTGGATATGCTACCATCATTTTTTCTTTTTCTGTGTAAGCGGTAACAAGAGGAATACCATCAATACTATTCTGTATGGTTCCACTATCAACATTCACCCATTGTTCCTTATTCTCTACCGACTTAAACTCCCAGACTTCAAACTTGTCTTTCTCTACAATCCATATTTGTTTTCTGACTTCCTGTTGATAACTTTCAATATCATAAGTCTTTGTTTTTTCATACCGAATCTGCTTCAGTTCCTTTTCATTCTTTTTCTTTTCTCCAACCTGCCACCCAATCATTCGTTTTGTGGGAATAATCTTATTGAACGGGAACAACCCTTTCTGCTTAACTGTTTTCTTATTCTCTTTCTTTGGGTCAGCAACGGTTGGGTAATCTGCATATGCGTGAGCAACTCCCCAACTCACTAACTCTTTAAAATATTCCATTCCGAAATCCTGCATATGCTGACCTTCACCATCGAAATTCTCAACCAACGGCATTAATGCTTCTGGTAACTTAATCACCATAGGTTTAGAGAATGGTCTGGATACACATTTTGTAATTGTATCTTTGTAAGCATTATACAGAAACGACCTATTGAGTCTTGTTGTATATTTTGGGTCTGGTTCATCTGTCTCTTGAGGTAGATATGTTTTTCCTGCCTTCCTCATTGCCCTTGTCCCACCATTTAAAGCGGTGAGCATATCCCACTCGCCAAATTCCTTCATACTGTTATAGTCTTTATTTGGTGTATCGATAGCCATTTTTAATTCTCCTTGTTTCTTTTAAATCGTTTGGTTTCTAACCAGATAATCACCTGTAACAGGGAACTCATATGCAACATAATACCCGACCGCATCAGAAAGGTGGGTCAAATAATCATCTTTTCCCTTCTTTTTTAAAATTCCCCCACTATCATCGGAACGTACTCCCTCAAAGTCTCTTGCACACATAGGTGCATTAAAAGGGCAGACGTACATTCTTTTTTGTCCATTTGTATTTTCAAATCTACTGTTCATTGAATTTATTCTTGCAACAACAGGCGGGTTACTCCTTGGAATCCTGAAATGTACCCTGTCACCGAATACAGGTTCAAGTTTCTTCCTTACCAACTCCCAATCGGAACCTGCTACCTGTGCCGAACCTCCCGCACTCCCTGAAGCATCACCATAAACATAAATATGGTTTGGATGTGAATGATACTTCTGTATGAACCTGTCACATATCTTCAATGTATTTGAATCCTGTTGAATATATACCTCATCAATAATACGGGTTGAACATTTCTGCTCCTGAATAATTGCCCCAACGCCCGGGCTTACATTGAAATCAAGTGCAAATACAATTGGTAAACTCGAATCATATTTCTGCCTGAATACTCCATGTTCTTCTGGTTTATACTGATAATATGCACGACCTGCAAATGTAACAAATGATGCCCTGTATTCCTGTTCGAATGTTCGAGGGTCGAGGTCTTGCTTTGCTTGTTCAATTTCAATCCGAGCCTGTTCCTCTCCCAGATACCGAGGCAACACTTCCTCTGTTGTCCAACCGAAATTTGCCCAATAATCTAAATCTGGGTTTGTTGAATATTCCTGTACCATTCTCCAATAATGATTTCTGCCACAAGGTACACCGATAAAATCGCACCAACCCAAAGTGTCAGTTAAGCCCGGTCTTATGTGTTCGCTCCAAACTTCCCACTCCATATCTGCGAACTCATCAACAACACCACCGTGCCAGATAATACCATCAAATCTGTCGGGTTCTGCAAATCCCAATAACCAGATTTCAGAATTGGTAGGTAATGTTAACATCAAACTGCCTTCGGACTTATCAATCCAACCAACACCCGTGTCGAGGCATAATCTCTTTATTCTGTCCCAATACAATTTTTTAGCATGTCCAACTGTTGGTGCACCGAGGAAATATCTTTTCTTATCACCTCTATTCTGTAACCCTCTACGGAATACCCTCCTGCTTGCTACCTCTGTTTTTCCTCCACGTCTACCTGCGGGTACTGTACAGAATCTACCTTCATAATAAAAATAATCTTTTTGTGCTTGAATTGGGTCAAATGGTTTTAAACTCATTTACGTTGTTTACCTATAATTATTAGTGACTAATAATTTCAAATCTCTTGTATATGGGCAATATCAATCTCTGTTTCAATAAATTGCCATTCAGCACACGAACAAAAAAAAGCCATATAAAACCCATTTGTTCCTGTTCTCTTTTCTCCGTGCATAACCTCAACACTCATAGGTTTGCCACAAAACTTGCATGGAATTGAATCACCGATATTTTTTGTCAATATGCGGTTAACCTCTTTTGTTGTACTTTCATCACCCATCATAATTACATTTCCAATTGTTTTAATGCTTCTGCTATCTGCATTGCTTTTCTTTCGGGTCCACCTTCGAGTTCATCCTCAATACGGGCAACTGGTTTCCCCATTGCATATTCAAGAAGTGTTTTTGCAGACTGAATATCTTTTTCCTGAATTGCTTTGTAAATCATTACCATTGTAACCTTACTCATCATATCAGGTGTGAAGATATCACGGAACTGTTTCAGGTAATCCTCTCTATATCTTTTCAATTCAGACCAATGCGGATTGCCCAATCCCTCCTTGTTTCCCTTACCGAACTTGCCATCTTTTGTCCTCCCTGAACCTGCTTCTCCCGCTTTAACGGTAACCCTTTCTTTGTTACACTTCCTTATATGTTTTTCATACCATGCTACCTTCTCGAACTTCTTACCACACTTATTGCATTCGAAAAACCTTTTTCTATCTTCTGTATTTGTGGTTTCTGGGTTTGTTTTCTTTTTAATTGTTTTTTTGGTTCTTCTTTTGACTACTTTTTTTGTTT